GACCAAAACAAAACTAAAAATAAATCCTGCAATTATTATGAAATCAATCACTTTTTTAACTCCTTAGTTAGTTTCAACAGCTAGCAATCCGAATCTTGAATCGGACTGCTAACAATTCAAACTAAAATGATTTCATAGCCAAATAAAATGGGCGCCCCCGTTCCAGTGAGCCGATAGCCTCAAGAGCATAAATAATAACCTAGACTTCAGAATCCTCAGCTACATACCAACCTTTGTTTTCAAGCTGATTTACTACCTTTTTGCTGTTAGTAACCGCTTGTCTGGAAGCCCCGTGCGCCTTTCGTTTATCGGGATAGAAATCAAAATAAGTGCGGGCTTCGTCATAACCTTTGTCATTAATCAAGTGAATGACATCAAATGCACGTTTTCCAAAGTCCACGGCCCAGGCTATGTCCCGAACTCCAGCTTTACTCATTGCTTCACTCATTGTTTTATTCCCTTATTTTTCAGTTTAGACAGCAAGCTAGACCATTATTAATGGCCTAGCTGACAATTCAAACTATATCATTCGTTCATAAAAACCTTGGTAATCTACCATTCATTTCTGCAACCTGCTTCTGGCACTCATCCGAACACTCGTTTAAAGGCTTTTGACTCAGAAAATATTCCATCATTGGATATTTTTTATTGGTTTTTTTGATTCGTTCTTGGGGCGTAAGGTGAATATCTTCAGTTTTTTGCATTTTATTAGTCCTCATTTTTTAGTTGATACAGCGAAGGAGTCGGGGTTGAGTCCAACCCCTTCCCAATATTAACTATTCAAATCTGCTAAGATATAAACACCGCTTTTTATCTTGGCTTTTGTCTCTTTTAGAGTCTCGCCTAGAAACATATTTCTGTATTTAGCCGTAGTTTTTGAGTAATTCCAGGTGTTGCGGTCAAGCCAAGTCTGTCCGTTTGTGCCTTGTTTAGCTATAACTGAGTTATAACTTTGGAAATACATATTTCCAGCGTCATCAGTAATAACAAATTGATTGGCTATTCTGTTACCCTTGTTACTTAGCATATTGGTTAATTTCATTATCTTGACTCCTTTCCTCTTATGGGGATATATGGGAATTATAGAAAGAAATGACGAAGTACACAAGTGCGACATATTGTCGCACCTATAGGATTATATAAAATTAGACGTTGACTCGACAATTTCGGGAAGCTACATCTAGTATGTGCCGTACGACACAAGGCACATATAGAGACTCCGTATAAATGATGCCCCACAAGGGCAATCATTTATCTAGTAAGAAACTAGTTTTTTTTTATTTTTGGCATTCTAAGCCCCCTGGTGGGCTTTTTTTTGGTTGGATGTTTAGTACCAGTTGACTCCGTTTCGTGCCTCCACGGGCACGACAGGCAGTCTTTATTTCGCCACATTTGGCACAATTTCACCACATTGCCTGGCATTGTCTACCTGGCATTACTTGACGGCATTAATCCACAGCTAGAAAGTGTGAATGGTGAGGCGTTGCGTTGTGTTTTGGGTGGATATAAGGGGGGGTGGGGTTCCCCCCACCCATAAAAACAAACTTGAACCAGTTTTGGTTCAGTACCTACCCAGAACCTACCCTAGCCAGACTGGGCTTTAGATTGGGGTAGCCAGCACCTACCCAAGTAGGTGGGGCAAGCCTACCCTCGATTCTGCGTGTGATATATCTGCCACACTACCCAAAACCTACCCTCCCTGGGGGACCCTGCTTTGCTCTTGTTTTATTATTTTTTTGGTCTATGTCGGTAGGGGGGTATGTATATATATGAACCTAAGAGTACCTCTCCCATACCCCAAACCCCCATTCTACAAACCAGTTCAAACCAGTTCAGTTGACGTATCCCTAGTTTCAAGATATGCCAGAATTTGACCGTTGGAAAGTTCTCCGTCTTTCCCGCAGCGCACAATATAACTGATGCAGCAGCGCAGCCGACACTTACCTCCCTTGTGTTGGCTGGCGGTCCTTGCTATGTACGGTAAATGAATGTTAAATACATTTCTATTACCAGTCCTGACAAGGACAAGAACCCAAAGCATGTTGCTAAAGTACGCAAATGCTTGAAGTGTAATGTGGAATTTAAGTCGAATTGGATTGGTAATCGGCTGTGTAAGGAGTGTACCTCTAAACAGGATACTGCGGAGATATAAAAAAATGATCCCACAAAGTAAATTGATGTCATTTGTTGAGGCGAATACAAATGCGGTAGTAGGCCTCATAGTGAGTTGGGCATTTACATTTTGGGGGTTGCCGTTATTTGGGATACATCCTTCTCCTGTCCAGGCAACAGGAATTACAGCTTGTTATTTTTTTCTAAGTATAGGTCGTGCCTATGTATTAAGGCGTGGCTTTGAATCAGAGTGGATAAGAAGAATACGGATAGAAATAAAGCTATGGAAATTGAACAAAGACGTAACGAAGCTCCAGAACAAAATCTAAAAAAAATAAAAAAAGCTGGTCGGCCTCCTCATAAGCCTACTGACCAGTCAAGGAATATGGTCTTAGAGGCAGTTGGAATGGGGATGGAACAGACCATGATCTCTAAGTTATTAGATATTGCCCCCAAGACTTTACGGAAATTTTATCGGGATGAACTGGACACAGGCGTTGCGAGAGCTAATATGACTGTCGCCAAGAGTCTATATGGTCGGGCAATTAGCGGCAAGGATACGATAGCTAGTATATTTTGGTTGAAGGCCCGTGATGGCTGGCAAGATACGAATAAGACGGTGCATGAAGGTGTGCCTGAAAATATAACGGTACGGTTTGCATTGGAACGCCCAGATGAAGGGAAGATCATTGATGTGACCCCTGTGCCTGACTCAATAGAGAAAAATGAATAAGGGCCGCAAACCTAACGATTACTACCCTACACCACATACAGTAGTTGGGGCTGTAGTCAGCAGGCTGTCTTTGCCTCTTGGGTCGGAAAAAGTATGGGAACCTTGTTGTGGTGATGGGCGGTTTGCAGATGCAATCAGATTAACTGGTACAGATGTTATTCAAGGTGATATTGCTACAGGGGATAATTTTTTTGAAACTAAAAAAGCACCAGCAAAGCTGCTGGTTACAAATCCTCCCTTTAAGGAAATAAGAAAATTCATTGACCATGCCTTTACTATTGGGGTAGAGCGAATGGCCTTGGTTTGCCCTGAAAGATTGTGGGCCTGTAAAAAAGGCCATGACCAATGGCAGCGTCACAGACCTAGTGTTTGGGCGAATCTAAATTGGCGAGAAGATTATTTACAGAAGGGTGGTTCTCCTGATCGAGCATTAGCTGTCGGTATTTGGGAAGAACCACACACAGACTGGTGCTTATACCAAGTCTGGGACAAGCCGCAGGACTCATAACATGGAATTGGTTACAACTTTGTTAGGCGGATCAATATTAGGATTCGTAACAACTATGCTTGGGCAAATGGGTAAAGCTCGTGCCAAGCAAGAAGAAATGAAGCTACGGGCTATGAACGCCCAGGCGGAATTGATCCAGAAGGCCAGAGATCATGGCCTAAAGGACAAGAACTTTGCATGGACAAGACGAACTATCGCTCTTATCTGCGTAATTGCTATTGTAGCTGTGCCGTTTGCTGCGCCGTTCTTTGGTGTACCCATTATGGTATCTGAAACCCAAGATGGCGCATTTTCGATTCCCTTTATTTGGAACTCAACCTCAGAAGTAATCTGGACTGAAGTGCATGGTATTCCCCTTGCACCTATGTATTTACATACGTTAGCTGCAATTATTAGCTTCTACTTTGGATCAAGCGCTGCAAGATGAAGGTATCTGATAACACCGCTATATCTATGCCAATGCGGAACTTAATCAGTATTGTGGTAGCAGTAAGTGTTGGTGTATGGGCTTTCTTCGGTATTCAGGAACGATTAAATCAACTGGAAACCTCAAGAGAAATTATGCAAAAAGATTTGGAGTCTGAGGTTAATAGATTACAAAACGCTATTGAAATTATTAAAGTCAACGAAGTCGCACAGAATACTGAGTTTCGGATTAAATGGCCCAGAGGGGAAATGGGTGCCCTACCAGCAGATCAGCAGCAAGACTTGCTCATAGAATTTGTGAGTTCTCAAGTTGAGAACATACAAGACGAGATGGAAAGCATGATGTCGAATACTGTCAATATTAAGCGGGCGCAGGAAGATATTAATAAAATGTTGGAGGATATTGAAACGTTAAAAAACAGAGTGAGAGAAGTTAATGGAGGTCATTAGCATTATTGTCATGTTTATGTTTGGCAACATGAATGACCAGGAAAACAAACTCACACAGTATATTCCTATGGAATCTTTATCATCTTGCATGAAAGAAGTACGAGCAATTAAGAAAAACCAGACTGGTTTTAGTAAAGATGCGTTTTGTGGCCCTGCTATTGTAGAAATAAAAGACGGAGAAGTAGTTACTTTGCATAACGCAATCCCGCAGGGAGCTACCCTGATAGAAGAAGATATAGACAGGGAAACCTTTGAAAGATGGTCTATTCGGGCTAAAGAGAGATGGAATACTAAAAAATGACTGAGTTTGTTTGTGTAGTATGGGTTGATGCAGAAAATCATTCGGGGTGGGTAGATGTAAAAGAAGCAGAGCAGGTAGAGCTACCTGTCGTTTATACAACAGGGTGGGTTGTGCCCTCTAACAAAAATAATGTAATTGCAGTAGCACAAAGTGTAGGTCCTAACTTATTGGAAGAAGATGTTGGAGGTGTTTGGTACATCCCACGGGGCATGGTAAAACAAATCGTAAAGCTATACTCTCATCCCTTGTTGCCTACTTCCGCAGAAACAATAATGGATATGGAAACTTTTTTTGGTGCATAATGGACATAACAATTCCATATACCCCACGACCACAGCAGTATGATCTTCATGCAGATCAATCTCGCTTCAAAATTTGTGTCAGCCACAGAAGATGGGGGAAAAGTGTTTACGCAGTTACCGAGTTATTAAGAAAAGCCCTAGAAATTCAAACTGAACGTAAAGATGGGCGGTTCATGTACCTTGCTCCATATTACCGCCAGGCAAAACAAGTAGCGTGGGATTATCTTTGTTATTACACCAAGGATATGCCTGGGACTAAGATTAACCAGTCAGAATTACGGGTTGATTTAATTAACGGAAGCCGAATACGTCTTGCTGGTGCAGGTGATGATCCAGATGCTTTGCGTGGTATTTTCTTAGATGGTGTAGTATTAGATGAGTATGCAGATATGTCGCCCCGTGTGTGGAGTGAAATTATACGGCCAGCTTTAGTTGACAGAAAAGGATGGGCAATCTTTATTGGAACGCCAAAAGGAAAAAATCATTTTTGGCGGTTATTTGAGGACACAAAAACAGACTCAGAGTGGTTTCGTAAAATATATCGGGCATCAGAAACCAAGGTCTTAGATCAAAAAGAGCTAGACGCAGCCCGTAAGGAAATGGGGGATGACGAATATAAACAAGAGTTTGAATGTTCGTGGTCTGCCGCAATCAAAGGAAGTTATTATGGAGCGATTATTGAAGATGCTGAAAAAGAAAACCGAATTACTCAGGTTGAGGTTGACCCTGCTCTCCCCGTTCACGTTGCTTGGGACTTGGGCATCTCAGACAGTTGCAGTCTTTGGTTCTTTCAAGTTACGTTGGGAGAAGTTCGTTTCGTGGATTTCTACGAGCATTCGGGGGTAGGGCTTGAACATTACGTCAAGGTAATGGAGCAAAAAGGATACTGGTATGGGGATGACTGGCTCCCCCATGATGCCAAGGTTAGAGAGCTAGGAACAGGCCGAACCAGGGCAGAAACCCTCATAAATATGGGGCGCAGACCTCGTATTGTACCCAACCATAAAGTAGAAGATGGAATCAACGCAGCAAGGCTGTTATTACAGCATTGTTATTTTGATGAATTAAATTGTGAACAGGGCATCAATGCTTTGCGTAGTTATCAAAGAGAGTGGGATGACGTAAAACGAGTATTTCGGAAAACTCCACTACATAATTGGGCCTCCCATGCAAGTGATTCTTTTCGTTATGCTGCAATGGCTTATCGAAATATTAAGCCAGAAAAGAAGAAGCCAGACTTGCAAGAGACACTTTTGCAACAATCTACACTTGACGAGATGTGGAATATCCATGATAAGGAAAGAAATAATTTATTGGAGCCTCGAATTTAATGGCTGACAATTATAATTTTGAAGAAGTTGTGGGGGGCGAATTTGATGTCAACGGAGAGGACATTACTGCGGTTGCGGAAATTCTTGCTCGACCTGAAAAAATAATAATTAAAACAGAGCGAACTGAAACTCCGCAAGATTATACAGGTCCAAAGATCACAACGAAGTCTAAGGAAGAAATCCCCATAGAAGAAATGATTGCACAGGCTCAGTTTATGCCTGGGCCTCCTCCAATGCGGATGCCTGTTGCACCGCCAGCTATGCAACCTATGAATCCACAAATGGCGGTAGCCCCTCAAATGCAAGGGCCAATGCAGGGGCCTCCC